GATCGATGCCATTGCATATGGCAGAAGATTGTTCTTAATCTGCGTCTTCGTCGTTGCATTCAGTTTTGTGCCCGACTTAGAACGGATAGCGATGTACACTTTTCCGTAAATCGGCGGGTTCAACTTCTCACCACCATATGCAGTAACTGATGCTGCTTGGGGATAGATCTTTTTAGTGATGAACTCATAATCAGACTCAGTTACAGCACGGTTTTGTGTTGCAAATGATCTGGGAGCATTAAACTTGATGCTCAGAGGAGATTCACGGACCTCAGCATCAGTTGCAGCATCAACAGTTGTGATAATAATGTTCTGAGGGGGAATAGGACGACCCTCGGAGTCAACAATCAGACCAGTAAATGCAAAATCGGTACAACCGTTTGCTTCTGGACCTGCAGTGCGAATATACTCAATGTTAATAACCTCACCATTGAGCAGTTTACGCCCCAGGACGCCATCTCCGAAGATAATCTTATATCTGAGGTCATCTGCTTCCTCAAGGAAGTATACGCGACTTCCTTGGTCGAGGTTGACAGCGTTTCCAACGGGAGAATACTCGTCAGTTTCTTGAGACTGTACGTTAGGACGTACAAATATTCTCATGAGTTCGGTATCGACGTTCTCCGAAGGAACGATAAAGTCCTGATCCTTGGTGTCATCAACTGTATACTCAAAGTTGAGTAGGTTTCCTTGGTAGAAGATGACTTTACTAAACTCAGCAAGTCCTGTTTGGGGATTTACAGAAACTTGAATATCGCTTCTAACCGCAAAGATAAAAGTATCAGTCAGGTTCCTAGAAACAAACACATCTCCCTTTCTGAGAGTGACGGTTTCGGGGAAGTTTGCAGAAGAACCAACAGCAGAGGTTTGAACGCTGATACGAACGCAAGCTCGTGCTGCTTTGATGGATCTTGGAGTATAGTTGAGTTGCTTAGCAACACGGACAATGTTATCTCTAACAGTTGCCGACTCAAGGAAAGTCTCGTTCAATGCCATATTGGCATTGAATGCAGAGTAGTACGTGTTGTATGCTAAAATATCAATCAGATAAGAGGCAGACGATCCCTCAAAATCATAATCACTGAACTCATCACGAGTTCGTAGATATGACTTGATTGATTCCTTGATCTCAAAGAAATCAAGGGATGTAAGTTGAGAGGGTACGGCTGGCATGTTATGCGACCTCTAAGAGGAAATCTACAGTTTGAGTTATAGTTTGACCGATAATGATATATTCAATAGTTACGTTAAGTTCGTAACTATCAGGGTTTTCGCGGATGAATACATTTTGAAGTTCAACCCTTGGTTCTAGTCTTTCAACAGTGTTTCTGATCTCTGTCTTCATTTCTTCCGCCAAGAACACATCAAAGGGTTCAAAGAGAAGACTTTTGATTCTGGAACCAATCCCAGGTTGGAAAGGACGTTCACCAAACGTAGTGAGCATCAGGTTTCTGATGGACTGTTTGATTGCGTTCTCATTTTTAACCACACTAAAATCCTTAGTATTGGGATTTGCCTTGAACGAAACTGCAAGGTCTTTGTACCCTCTACTAAGGAACTTTTCAGATCTAAATCTATAAGCGGGCATTAGAGACGTTCAACGTAATCATCGAACCCATTTTTACCACCACACCATTTTGAAAGACGATCGTTGGGTGGATCGTTCTTGTGTGCTAACCTCAGATATTTATCAGCTTTCGGGTCAGTGATTAGTACCCTTGTGCCGAACTGTTGCTCCATGATGCTAGGCACATGGTCAGGTATCGGGTTGTTAGCCATCTGTTTCTCTTGCTTAAGGATCAACAGAACTTTTTAAGCGGTTGCTATCGCTCAAAGTTATTTATCACGCCAATCCCAGTGGTTATTTGGTCTCTCCCACCAGAAGTGCAGATCTTGCTCATCATCGTCGTAATATTCACCAACGAAATCGCTCTTGAACTTACTATGAACGTTTTCGCACATTGCCACAGTGTATATCTCTTTCGTACTCAGTCTACGGATTGATTTTGTGATCCAAGTATAGTTGCCACCTCGGATAACACCTGCCTCAATCAAAACAAACTTTTTGAACCGATCTTTCCAACGGTGGAAGTTCTCCAGAAAGTCAAGTTCATATTCAACCTTCGATTCGTCTGGAAATGGCACGTTGACGGATTCGATGTGATAGATCTCACCATCAATCGTCAACGAGTGTGCCATGTGTTGAGTAATGATACTCGAATAGTCTGGGGAGACACAAAGGAATAGCGTATCACTCGGATGCCAGTCTGGTTTCTGAACCATGATCTGATGAACGACCGTTTGGATCAGTGCCATCTCTTTATCTTGAGAGATGTAATACAGACTTTTATGGAGTGCGCTATACATGGTTAGATATTCAGAAACAGTTGGGTTATGTGTTTATAATCTTCATGATGATATTTAAGAAACTCGCGGAAAGTCATTTTCATTTCTCTTTGGGACATTCCACAATGGTCGGCAGCAGCGGGCAGATTCATGGTTGCCCGAAAAAGACCCCAGTTAGCCTCATCAACTAACTGGGGTGTAGTTTTAACTTTGCTCATCCCTTACCTTGACCCCGATAACGCTTCTTCCGACCATTACGAGAGGTGGCAGACAGTTTTGTGTTTGCACTGCGACCTTGACGAGTCCGCTTCGGAGGACCCGACTGGAAGATAACCCGAGAAGAACCAACTTTAGCTTTAGCAGGCATAGTATGTGTCGTGTGGTGGACTTGAATATTATAGCACGATCCGATCAGGACGACCAGACCGTAGCAGATCCCCATCCCACAACCGAACTACACGGATATGACCATCCAGGAAATCCGATTCCAAGGGGATCGAGCATTCTGCCAACAGGCAGTTTTAATGCAAAGACCGTGAGTGTAGTTGTGAATAGAACCCTGGGGTGACCTACACCACCCGCATCCTCAATCGTTAAGACTGAACATGGGATTGGTGTGGGAATAGGACAGACATTGGGTCCGCATGGACACATGTATATAATAATGTTTGTACATGTGCTGAAATGGGGGGTGAATGTATCTCCCAACAAATAAATCGGAAGGAAGTGTACAAGCACCATTGCTCTCAGAGGATTGAGGGCAGATAGTGGCACCAATGGATATGGTGGCCACCAACATGTAAAATCTTTTACTTTGATTGTATATGGGATCGGTGGACTACCACACGCCTGAGTCGAGTGAATAGTGGGGGGCAAGCACAATCCATGACCACTACAGGTCAAGGCATTGTGTGCCGCAACAGGTTTTAGAAATCCATATGCCATTAGAATCCATCTCCAATAACGCTTTGGATGCCAACGTCGCATTCACTGAAGTATGGGTTGCTCAAATACTGAACTGCCTTGGAATAAACAATGGTCGCACCTGTTAGGTAGTTCCGCACTTTCATCTGACCGACATATGGTCCTAAAACAAAACTTGGATTACCACCCTGCATTCTGCCTGGTTGTACTGCAATAGAAACGTCGTTGACATTCTCAAGAGCCGCACAGATACTCATGAGTTCGGGTACTTGATCATATGTAGTACCCGCAATAGGTTGTCCGTCAGCATCCCATCCGCAGAAAACGTCCAAAGGACCATCTGAGGCAGTAACACCACGCACATAGGTATCCCAACATTCATTTGGTGGCGCACCGTTCACCCAAGGTTCTGCTTCAATCGCAGTAATGTTGGTAGAGTCGCTAAAGTTCTCAGTTGTCGATGTCCCATCTGGTTCTCCAGTTTGAGGATCCGTATTTGGAGTCGTAAAACTCCAAGTCCAAGGACCAACTAAGAAGTTGGGGGTATAAGTTGCAATATTGTCGTGCAACCAGAGTTGGAACTGTTCAAACTCCGAAAAACTTGACCTGTTGTAGTCAAATGTGTTCTCATCTAGTCCAATGGGCACAAAGACATAACCAGGACCGTTAGGATCGCGGTAACAACGTCCTTGAATACCTCCACGGAAGCAAGGATGGGTCTTTGCGAGTCCAGAAACCTTTCTGGTAGGCGTTAGTTTCGCCGCAGGCATTTTATCCTTCAAGAAGTCCATGAAATCTTGCCCCTGAGACCCCACTGTACGCCCCTCTAACCGCATTGAAACCTTAAATGTGGCTTCCTCTGCCTCTGAAGCACAATATTTGTGTACGACCCACCCAAATGCCACTGGTTTGGGGTCTTCTAAAGGACTCAGGGGGTTAGATGTGCCTCTATAAGAGCACGGCATGTCGAAAAAACGACTTACTGCGTATGTTTTGGGTTGAGGAATCTCAATACACGCCTTTCCACCATTCCAACCGTACACACCTGACAGTGCAGCGGACCTTTGATCCGATTCTTGCGCCGCTTGTCGTACTTGTGAGAAGGGACCATTCAAATAATCGTTGATTCCATCGGAAACTTTGCGTACTTCCTTGAAAGATTCGTCTGTTGGCAGTGCATCAGACACAATACCAGGCAAAGTGAGGTCCAAACACGTTGCAGGAAGGTCTTGACAAAGGACAGTCTTGTCCGTTTTGCTCACATCGGTCACTTTCATGTAACCTTGAGGCAGTTCTACGCTCAATCCCTCTTCGATTTTGCCGAAACCTTCCTGCAATACGCTCTCTAGATCGAATCCGCCGTCAGTTGCGAACTTATCCTTGACATTTTTGAGTGCACCTTGCGACACAGGGTTAAATCCAGCAGTATCCTGACCTTCAAATCCGCGTGTAACCGTCTCTGGAATCACAACTGCGACCAAAGGTGGGAAATCTGGGGAGTATCCTGACCCAGGATCGGTGATTGCAACGCGGAGAATGCTTCCATTTGCGTCAATCTCTTCCACAATGACCTTTGCTTGCTTCTGAAGGATCGTTTTGCCGCGATTATAGACAGTTTTACCTGCAGTTTTCTCGTCAGACTGCGCTAAAGTATTAGAAGTCTTCTGGATTGCGTTATGCATTTGCATATCGTAGTCCTGATTTGTCTCCTGTTTGTAACCAGGAGTCCGTGCATTGCTCAGATTGTTATTCAGAGGCGTCTGATTCATCATTTCTGACGCATAATCGCCAGGAGAGAAGTCCTCCATGATGCCAGGAGACGAAACGGAGATGGTTGTTTGATCAAAACGATACCCATAACCACCATTTGTGATCTTAACTTCCGCAAGTTCCCCCGCTTCATTGATCACTGCTTCCAGTTTTGCCTCATCAAGTGTCCTAGATGCGACTAATGCGTTAGGATCGATCTCAACTTGGAAGTAAGTGACCTTTTTGGGGAACTCATATACTCCAAAAAACGCACATTTGTCGCCAATACCGTATCCAGCAAGCACAACTGCGGTGCCACCATCGGCAGAAGTGATCTGTTGGTTGTATGTAAAGGTATTTCCGTTGCCAGATTCCGCATCTGTCTCACCCAAATCTATGAAACCCGCCTTATTTTCGTCACCAAAGTAACGAACAGACGTGATTGTCCATCCATTTACCTCTTCACCACGCCTAAATGCGCCAGTTGTGCTAGTATAGCGGAAGAAAATGCGTCTAGAATCCGTGCCAACTGTCCAGAACGACTCATTTACGCCCTGTGTGGACATGTCCGAGAGCTTCAGAGTCGATTTTGTCGTCTCCCAGGAGTCCTGACGGATCTGATAGAAGTGAGAATGGTAAGAATACGTGCGAATGCAGCAAGGATATGGTCTCTCTTGCTCATCCGTGCACGTTGTATTGGGACAACAACCCGCATCAGACAGTGTATACTGGATTCCGAAGATAGGACCGTTCCATGGA